TTTAATTTGGATTCCTGAAAAGCCTGTTCCTGCACCTGTATAAGATTGATAAAAATATTCAGCATTTGTAATGCAAAATTTATTCCAGTCTGCAGTTCTATTTGTAGTAGAAGCACTTGCATTGTTAAAATTTGTGCTTGTAGTAGTACCATTTTGAAAACCAATATACACATTCCAAATATTAGCACGAAATGTTTTTAATATAAAAATCTCAACTCCTGCAGCTGGCTGATATGATGTTAAGGCGTCCATATCTATATTAATTACGTCACCGGCAGCTAAAATTTCCACCCTCTTATCTCTTGGTATTTATCCCCTCTATCAATAGTTATTTCTGTTATTATTCTATCATGTGTTGATTGTAATGGTTCCCCATTATCATCAATATCATTTTCTTTAATTGTAAAGTCTTGTCTTGGAAGACTGTCTTCTTGTGCTTGGAACTGACAATGAAGACATTCTCTAATAGGGAATTCAGTTTCTACGCTTGAATGGTCACATTTACATTTAATATCATACCATCTTGGATTTTCAATAAGTCCGTTAATTTTCATTTTAAGCTCCTGTAATTATTCTAGTGTATAAATTCGAACTACCTATTTGAGTTAATGTTGTAGAAAGAGCTCCACCATCTCCACTTAATGAACTGTTATGAGTATGTGCCGCCACTGTACTAGACCCACCGGAACCGCCCCCACCAAAGGACATTATACTGTAACCTCTATTGGTACTTCGTCACGACTTGCAGGGATTACCTGAGCTTCAACTAATGTAGTTCCTGCAGCTCCTGCAGTAATTGTTAGATAATTTACTATAGTATTATCAATAGTTGCAAAGTTTGAAGCGGCTAAATTTTGAAATTGTCCGTTAAGATTATAATCATAACTTGCGGCATTTGCAGAATCATTGTTTGATATTTTTAATGAGATTGCACGACCTAAGAATTGGTCTGGAAAAGATATCCCAGTTGTTACACCGGCTGGACAAATTACCCTAACCGGATAGAGTAAGGGTACATTACCTGAATTAATCTGAAAGTTATTGATTGCGGGTTTAGAAAAAAATGCCAATATATTCACCTAATTTAATGGGCTTCCATATCTGACTAGTATTGTTGTTGCTGTAGGTGCACCTAAAGTTTGTGTCATTTGCCATTGGTAGGAACCGCTGGACATATTGACTGGGCCAATTGGTACACGACCTGCAGTTGTGGGTGATATTGCGCTCGAAAATGCACGTACCGCTGTGGCATTTCCGTTCTTAACCAACGTAAATTGGTATAGAAGTCCTGCTGCTGGGTCTGGGTTGTTTACAACATCTTGTAAGACGTTTGGTGTCAAAGTAAGGAAATTGTTTTGCAAAGTTTGTTGGTCTACCATAAACACAGGTGCATTTAATGCAGCTGGAGTTCCTAGATAGGTTCTTTGTACTGGAATACCCATTATACAGACATCTCCTGTACTGGTGCACTTGCGCCACCGCCAAAGATTCCGCCCAATGATAAGCCACCTGATAAAATCAAGTTAGCTGCACCGCCAACAATGCCCCCTGTTAAGAAAGCTGCTCCGGTTGAAGCAATTGGAGTGATTGAACTATTTGGTGCGACTCTACTCATAACTAATGAGACTAGAGAACCTGCACCGATACCTTTAACGACGTCACCGATTACACCGGTTTTCAAACTTGAACCAATTCCGCGACCTTTTCTACTAACGCGTCTTGTGATTGTTCGTCTTCTTGCCATTGTTTTTCTTGGTGCACTTCTTCTTTTTATTGTTTTCGTAATTCGTCTTTTAGTTGTCGTTTTTCGTTTTGCTTTAGTCGTAGTACGTTTTGATTTCTTCTTAAATCCGCCTGATTTCATTATTCTTGCAAATTTTCTACGTGCGGCTAGTTGTTTTGCACTAGCCATTAGTAATCAGTTCCTTGTGTTGGATAACTTGGATTAGAATAATTTTTAGAAGTTGCCAAGCCGCCAAATGTTGATAGATTTCCTGAAACGTCAAAAGTAGGGATTCCATATTTAGCTGAAAGTTCTTGTTGTGCAGCTAGTGTTCTATCTGATAAACCAACTCTACCGGTATTAACACCGCCCGAACCATCAAAGGTAAAGTCCAAAGGTTGAACGCCGTAAGGCGTGTTAAGTTCACCGGTTCTTAGATTTACGGTAGTTTGTGGAATGTTAAGTGATTCAACTAGACCGGCAAAACTTAACGCACTAGTTTGAAAATTAGAAAGACCTGTATCGCCTGTTTCTGCAGTTGGAACTTTAGTAACATATTCGCCAAGTTGTTCTTGCTCTACAACTCTAGCGGCTGTGTTTGGTGCGTTACTTTGCGGCGTTTCTACCAAATTACCAAATCTGTTTAATCCTTGCGTTACACCTGAACCAAAGCCGCTTACAGCAGAACCTAAAGCAGAACCAATGCCGGATAAACCGCCATATTTGAAATATAATAATGCCGCACCGCCTAAAACGCCAAGTGTGAGAATATTGTTTAATGATACCATGATTATCTAATTTCGTTGAATAATTTAACCATATCGGCTTAGATTACCGTATCTAGTCTGGTATTCTTCTTGAAGCCTATCTATTTCGCCTTGCTGTCTAAATACTAATTCGTTAGCTGTTGCAATTCTTTCTTGTGCTTTTTCAAATTCTGCTTGTTGTGCAAAAGCCGCCCTAGTTGATTGATTTAATGGAATGTAAACATCAGGATAAATAGATACTTGATTAAGTGGCCCTTTTTCTCCTGTCCAAACTTTAGAATAATAATTAAAAGTGTCATTAAATTTTTTTAACAAACTTTGTCCAGTTCCAGAAAGTCCTAAAGTAGAACCGGCTGGAACTTTTTGTTGTTGTGATATGAAACTTTGAGTTTTATCTAGTTCCGTTTGCAATTGATTAATTTTTACATTGGATATGTTTTTTTCATAATCTAAAATGTCTTGTGCAATTCCTAAGTTTGATTGTCTAATGTTTTCTAAGGTTCCTATGTTAGTTTCTTGTTTTTCTATGGCTTGAGCTTGTGCTTTACTAAGCAAATCAGTAAAGGGATTGATAAACGGAATGTTTGATAATGATGAGACAGACTCTCGACCCTTAGAGAGAACCAAAGCCGCCAATAACGAAATACCAACGATAAGAGTTTCATTGAATCTGACCATTAGTTACAAAAAAGACACTTGTCAACTTTAAAAGTATCGCCATTCCAGATTATTCCATATCCTATATAACAAGCGGTGCATAATTTCCCTTTCTCCATTCCTCTTTTAGATTGACATGACTTCACTATCGGAAACTTCATCTTTTTTACCTGCTTTTGGTGCTTTAACAAACTTTTGAATTAACTCGTTTACTTTGTCTGGATTATCTTTTACAAGTTTTTCAACGTATTTCATTGTCTGCGGGTCTTGCAGTAATGGTTGGATATTCTTTGGTAACATTGGTGCAAATTGTGAAATTAAAGCACCTATAGAACCTAGTGGGTTGGCTTCGTCAAAATCATCTTTAGATATAGAAACGCCTTGCTTCATTTTATTTAACTTGCCGGTTAATTTTTTGTTATCTTTTTCTAAACTGTCAATGTATTCCAAGTATCGATTTTTTAGTTTGCCATGAATCTCATTGGATCCAAACATGTTTTTTGTAATAATAATACCCATAACACCGGCGGCAACTACTGCAACTAGTATAATATATTCAATCATCATTAAATTCCTCGTTATCTAATTCCATTCCGCATGTTTGACAAATAATTTTATCATTTTCTTCTGTTAAACCATAAGCATTTTCAAAATATTCGTTACACATAACACAAATTACCATACTATATCGTTAATATTAGTACGATATTAGTGTTTTTTACCCCCTTTTCCCCCCCGAACCCCCCCAAATCCCTACTATTTTGCTAAGTTTATTTAGCTGCCTATCTTATCTTATCCTATCCTCTTTTAGATACCGTTTGGGAAGTGGCAACGGGGGAACGGTTGAAAGGGGTTGGGGAACCCATAAACCGCCACGAATTAAAAAAGCGGTTTAGGGGTAAATTAGGAATATTTTTATCATATATGTATATCTGTGTGTATATGGGAAGCCAAAAAGAACGCCAAGAACGCTTAATGTTATTGGCAAAAATGAAAAAACAACATGAAGAAGACGAAGTTAGTGAAGTCCTAAGTCGTCATTTATTGGAAGACTATATGATTCAGATATGGTTCTTGGGTTATCAGACCCGAACCGATTATCTGAACGTATTGTTTAGGAGTCAAAAACGTGACTAAGTGGCGTAAATGGGTCGATAATCATTGTCCAGAATGCGAATCCCCTATCAAGACGCCTTTTCAGACCCGCTGTGATTACTGCAAGGTCTTGTTTGATTGGTCAGACTATGAGGATTAAATCCTCATACCCCTTTATTTCCTCTCTAGTCGTCCGCACAACTTGGCAACTTTCATCCTAGTTTCTATAGCAAACGCTAAGATAAAGAATAACAAAGCTGGTGTAAGATACTCAATCATTTTACTTGTTTGCGTTATGTATTTTTAATAATGCAATAGTGCTTATTGGTACTGTTATAGTTGCTAACAATAAACCTAAAACTGCTAATTGTGATTCCATCATTCCACCACCTTATTTAATTTGGATTCCTGAAAAGCCTGTTCCTGCACCTGTATAAGATTGATAAAAATATTCAGCATTTGTAATGCAAAATTTATTCCAGTCTGCAGTTCTATTTGTAGTAGAAGCACTTGCATT